GCGATTATCCCCTTGAGGTTCGGGGCGTTCGAAGTGATGAATGGTCGTGCAAGGAGATAAGCACGATGGCAAACACCAGAACGAAAGTAGAATTTGACCAAGAGAGCGCGGCCCGCTACGAGTTCGCCAACGGCCACCGGCCCAAGGGATACGGTTGCTGGTCCTTCAGCTTGGGCCGCAACGGGGCTTGGACGGAGTTTCGTTTTCAGGGCACGTACACGGATGGCAAGAAGGCGGCGATCCGCGAGGCGCGCGGCCTTGGTTGCGACACGGTGGTGGTCAACTCGTAAGCAGGAGACGACGATGGCTTGTACGAGGCTGACGGACAGGCAAGCCGATTACGCGAAGTACATCCTCGACAATTGGGATGGCGAGCAGAAGCCCGCCATCCTCGACCGGAACGTGATCACTTTCGTGGGCGAGGACGGGCGGCAAGAGTTCCTGGAGGTCGTGCAGGACGAGGCATCGTACGATTCCTCCTGCGGCGCGCGGACGGTTGGCGCGCGGCTGGCCCGCAAGATCGCAGATCTGGTCTGAAGAAGGACGCACCGCGCCGCCCGGAGACGGGCGGCTTTTTGTTCCAGACGATCGCAAAAACATTGACGTGCGATTACGTTTCTGAGAGAATTCTTATAGATCCCATGCGTGGCGCCGGGACGCCACGAGAAAAAAACCATCTCCCGCAAATCAGCCAGGAGGCGTGTCGCCAACTGGCGATTTTCATTTTCAGCCACAACTCCGACAGCACCATCTCCGCTTGAGCGTCCAGGAGGACGATCATGGCGGTTCCGCTTTATTCGTACGATCTTGCGTACCGGGGAGTGATCCCTGAGCGCAGGATCTTGAAACTCGAACGCGACGGCCTCGCCAAGGTCGTCCGCAAGAGGACGGGCGGCATCGTTCGGGCCATCATGTACAAGAGGCCCGGCGAACCCGAACCCACCACCGTGCGCGATTACGTGGGCACGGGTTATTCGTTCAAGCACCACCTCGAAGACGGCCATCGTCCTTGGGCCTTGAGGCCGTTAACCGGGCACATCAATCGGGGCGACCAGTCCGTCGAGTTCCATCTGGCTCCTGCGTGCGTGCGGCCGATCTTCATGCGTGTCCTGCTGGACTGCTTAGTTGAGGGCGCGGCATGTTGATCGCTCACTCTTTCGCACCCACCGTCGAAGACGATTACGGTGAGGAGTCGGGTCCAGAATTGGACTTCATCGACGTGTACGACAGCAGCAGTTGGGCAGGAGACATCTGCGGCGCGTGCGGCCAGGAGTTCACCATCCGCAAGGCGTACCGCGAGCACATGCTCACGCATAGTGTGCCAAGGCGGGCGCGGACGCCGACATGCGAGTGTCGGCCTTTCGGTTGCACGTGCGTCACATCGAAGCCCAGCCATTCTGCCGTAGAGCACCATGCATGATGCGCGAGCCAAACTTGCCGTGAGCACCACGAGGACTGATCGAGCCAAGGACTGGAGTGTCCCACTGTCATGAGCGTGTCATCGGGCGCCTGCGTCGTCCTTCTGCGGCGCAGGCGATCCTCAACTGCGCCGACCACCACGATGGTCACACTGAACGCGAATCGCCATCCCACCATGCAATCCTCGCTCCATTTTAGGTACTACCGGGCGAGAATCGGCGGCGCGTTCCGCGATCTCACGATTTAGCTACCGTCAGAACAATTGTGAGGCGGTCGGAGCGGTCGGCCAGGAATCGCACCCCGCGCGCCACGTGCGCCCCGGCCTGGTCGGTGGCACAACGCCTCCACCCGGCGCGCTTTGGCGCGTTGGGGCCAGCCTGTGCGCGAACCGGCTGGCGATTTCGCGCGCCACGCGCCAGACGACGATGATCCACTATCACGGAGGACGCCACTCGACGTGGCAGGTCGCGGTCGAGATTTGGAAGCGGCGCCACGCTCTCGTCTCGCACGCCGACCCTCAGCAGATCGTGGTCGCGTCGGAGGTGGCGCAGTCCTTCGCGCTCGACAACGGCGCGTTCTCCGTCTGGAAGCAGGGCATCGAAGCCAACTGGCTGGCGTACTACGAGTGGGTCGAGCAGTGGCGGCGGCATCCCGGCTTCGATTGGGCGGTCATCCCCGACGTGATCGAGGGCGACGAGGCGGCAAACGACGCGCTCCTCGCGCAGTGGCCGTTCAGCACGAGCGCGGGCGTCCCGGTCTGGCACTTCCACGAGTCGCTCGAACGCCTGTCGCGCCTGGCGAACCAGTGGCCGCGCATCGCGTTGGGATCGTCGGCGCAGTTTGCAACTCCGGCGACGGCGTCGTGGTGGGGCCGGATGCAGCAGATCATGGAGACGGTCTGCACCGGCGACGGCAAACCGATGGTCAAACTCCACGGACTCCGGATGCTGAACCCGCGCATCGTGGAGCACGTGCCGCTCGCGTCGGCAGACTCCGCTTACGTCAGCCGCAAGGCCGGGCTGGCGAACTGGGGCGGCTGCTACAAGCAGGCGTCGAGGGAAAGCCGCGCGCACGTGCTGGTCGAGTACTACGAGAGCGCGCAGAGCGCGGCGGTGTGGTCGGGCATCCCGGCGCAGGAGGAGTTGTTCTCTTGATCTCGATCTACAAGGACTTCCACTTCGACGCCGCGTATTACCTGCCCTTCGTTCCGGAGGGGCACAAGTGCGGCCGGATGCATGGGCACACGTACCGCTTGCGCGTGTGGTGCCGGGGCGCGATCGACAGCCGGGGCATGATCGTTGACTATGCGGACATCGCGACGGGCGTCAACGAGGCGCTGGAGTTGATCGACCATCGCGTCCTCAACGAGATTCCCGGCTTGGGAAATCCAACCACGGAGATCCTGGCTCCGTGGTTGTACGACCAACTCAAGCCGGGGATGCCCCAGCTGTTCCGGATCGAGCTGGCTGAGTCCGCGACCACAGGATGCGTGTGCGAGCCTTAGTCCCGTCTCCGGCTCCAACCCGACAACAGCATGAGCACTTCCATCGCTCCCCAATTGGCGCGGCGCATTGAGATCTGGCAGACCGACCGTCTGGTGCCATACGCGAAGAACGCGCGGACGCACTCGCCGGAGCAGGTGGCCCAAATTGCGGCGTCCATCGCGGAGTTCGGCTTCAACGCTCCGATCCTGGTAGACAGTAACGCCGGGATCATCGCAGGCCACGGTCGTCTCCTGGCTGCCCGCAAGTTGGGACTCGCTGAGGTGCCAGTCGTCGTCCTGGATCACCTCAGCGAGACTCAACGGCGCGCGTACATCCTCGCGGATAACAAGCTCGCGCTCAACGCCGGGTGGGACGAGAAGGTCCTTGCCGCGGAGTTGCGCGATCTGGAGTTGGGCGGTGTGGACCTTGCGCTCGTGGGCTTCTCCGACGACGAGTTGGAGGATCTCCTGGCGGGCGACGAACCGCAGTCCAGCCCGGACGTGGAGGAGGAAGCGGTCCCCGAGGAGCCAGCGAATCCGGTTACCCGGCCTGGCGACCTTTGGGCCATCGGGCCGCACCGCCTGATCTGCGGTGACTGCCGCGACACCACGGTCGTTCTGAAACTCCTGGACGACGCGCGTCCCGCCGTTTGCATCACGTCGCCGCCGTACGCCACGCAGAGGGAGTACGACTCGACCAGCGGGTTCAAGCCGGTGCCACCGGACGAGTACGTCGCCTGGTACAAGGACGTGGCCGCGAACATCGCGTCGGTGCTCGCGGAGGATGGCTCCTATTTCCTGAACATCAAGGAGCACGCCGACGACGGCGAGCGGAACCTGTACGTCAAGGATCTGGTTATCGCGCACCGCCGCGCGTGGGCCTGGCGGTTCGTGGACGAGTTCTGCTGGCGCAAAACGGACAACGGCGTCCCTGGCGGTTGGAACAATCGGTTCAAGAACGCATGGGAACCTGTCTTCCACTTCTGCCGCCAGCAGACGATCAAGTTCCGGCCCAAGAGGGTCGGACACGAGTCGGAGGATTGCTTCGATTACTCGCCCAACAACCCGAAGTCGAAGTCGGGAAGCGGTCTGTTGGGGACCGGCGCGCGTGGTACTGCGGCCGGAAAGCAGGGCGCCGCGGACGCCGATGGCCGGTTCGCCGGGGTCGCGCGCCCGTCCAACGTGATCGAGGTCAAGAGCGAGTCGTCGCAGGGCACGCACTCCGCTCCGTTCCCCCGCGCGCTCGTGGAGTTCTTCCTGCTGGCGTTCTCCGACGAGGGCGACTTGGTGTACGACCCTTTCATGGGGAGCGGGACCACGATGGCGGCGGCGGCGCTGCTCAACCGCGCGTCGTGCGGGTGTGAACTCTCGGCGGGGTACTGCGACGTAATCCTCCGGCGCGTCTGGAACCTGACCGGCGAGACGCCGTTGCTGTTGGGCGAGGGCGACAACACCGCCACGTTCCAATCGGTCGCGGCGGCGCGTGGCGTACCCGTCGCGCAGGTGTTGAATCCGAAGGCGCAGGACTCGCGCGCCATCAAACACAACGGGCCAAACCCGCACTATGGCCCGCGCAAACGCAAGGCTTCGTAAGGTCCGCAGTCCAAACAATCTAAAGGAGATTAACTATGCCGGAAGTGGCAACGCCCAATCAGGGCGAACGTGAATTTGAAACCGGGACGGACGAGTTCTTCAAGGCTCACTCCGAACTGACCGCAGCCAACGCAAAGCGCACGTACGATGCGTACCAGGATCTCGATCTGGTGCTCGCCCGTCGTTCGCAGTTGCAGTTCGATCAACTCCAGAACGTCGCTCTCCAGGCGCTGCAGAACAGCGTCGAGACGAGCAACATGGTCGCGAAGCAGGCCGTGCGGCACGCCGATGTCGCCGCCGATGCTTTGTGGACCGACGAGTTGAACCCCGTCACGCGCGGCACTGGCTCCAACCTGACGGCTGGCGCCGTTCCTGCCAACCGCGCCACGGACGTGAGCGCGGCTGGCGTCGGCGTGGACGCGCAGGCTGTCGCGGCGGCGGTCGCCAAGCAGGTGGACGCGACCATCACGCCGGTCTTGGCGACCTTGCAGCAGATCGTCCAGGCGTTGACCACGGCGACGACGGCGATCGCCAACACGGTCAATCAGGCCCAGCCCAAAGTGACGGCGTAACGGGGAGAGGTTGCGGAGATGAAAACCACGGCAATCGATAAGACCACGTTGGGAGATCGCCTTCGCAACCTCCTCGTTCAGTTCTGGCCGCTCGACAAGCTCATCCCGTACGCCCGCAACGCGCGCACCCACACCGAGGAGCAGGTCGCGCAGGTCGCGGCCAGCATCGCGGAGTTCGGCTGGACGAACCCGATCCTGGTGGGCGCGGATGGCATCATCATCGCGGGCCACGCGCGCCTGGCTGCGGCCCGGAAGCTCAACATGACCGAGGTGCCGGTCATCGTCCTGGACCACCTCAGCGACACCCAGCGCCGCGCCCTCGTCCTCGCGGACAACCGCTTGGCTCTGAGTGCCGGATGGGACGAGGAGATGCTGCGCGTGGAGTTGGAGTCCTTGAAGGAGGACGCCTTCGATCTCGACCTCGTTGGCTTCAGCGACGAGGAGATCGAGGAGATCCTGACCGGGGACCAGACCAAGACCGGCCTGACGGAGGACGACGACGCTCCGGAACCGCAGGAAACGGCGACCACAGTGGCGGGCGACGTGTGGGTACTTGGCGAGCACCGGCTGCTGTGCGGCGATGCCACGGCCCTGGCCGACGTGGAGAAGGTGCTGGCCGGCGGCTTGGCCGACATGGTGTTCACCGACCCGCCGTACAACATCAACTACGAGGGTCGCACCGAGAAGAAACTCAAGATCAAGAACGACGCGCTCGGGTCCAAGTTCTACGACTTCCTGCGGGACGCCTCCGCGAACATGCTCTCCGTCTGCAAGGGCGCGGTGTACATCTGCATGTCCTCGTCGGAGTTGCACACGATCCGGCAGGCGTTCCTGGACGCCGGAGGCCACTGGTCGGGGATCATCATCTGGGTCAAGAACCACTTCACTCTGGGCTGGGGAGACTACCGCCACCAGTACGAACCGATTGTGTACGGCTGGCGCGAGGGCGGGACGCACTATTGGTGCGGCGACCGGAACCAGGGCGACACGTGGCAGATCAACCGGCCCGCTGCCAACCGCGAGCACCCGACCATGAAGCCCGTGGAGTTGGTCGAGCGCGCCCTGCGGAACAACAGCAAGTCGCGCGACACGATCCTGGACCCGTTCGGCGGGAGCGGGACGACGATCATCGCGTGCGAGAAGATGGGGCGGCAGGCGCGCGTCATCGAGTTGGACCCGAAGTACTGCGACGTGATCGTCCGTCGTTGGCAGGCGTTCACTGGGCAGGCCGCGCGGCACCAGGAGTCCGGACGCGCTTTCGATGATCTGGTGGCGGGAGTGGAGCAGGCTCACCCGGTGAGCCAGTGACCATGAAGCAAAAAAGCCGCCCGTGTCGGGGCGGCTGGCGGCAACGGGGCCGTTACCATTCGATCTGCGGTTCGGTGCCGTCGATGGTGTACTCGCGGAGTGGCTTGTACTCGCCGCCAAGGCCCTGCGCCCAGATCGCGTACCGGGCGGGGCAGGTTACGTCCTCGCACCCCATCCCGACTTCCTTGACGCGGCGGGCGAAGTCGCTGGTGGCGATCTCTTTGGCTTCCGATACGGAGGATACTACCGCGACCGGCTCGTACGTGCCGTCTTCCGTCTCCGCGATCAGCATCGCGAGGCCGAGGTCCGTTTGCGGTGTGATCTTGATTGCAAATCCTGGCGTCGTCTCTTTGGTCTGTTTCCTGGCTCTGGCCATCTGCTTATCTCCTTGCACGACCATGAATCACTTCGGGCGGGCCGGAAAGCAAGGCGATTAACGCGCCAGAAGCAAAAAAGCCGCCCGGTGCGTCCGGACGGCGATCCTGTGGCGAAGGCGTCTACTTGGTGGCGATGCGGTAGGTCCGCTCGCCCGCCTCGTTTTTGCTCGACTCGACCACCAGCCCCATCTTCTTGGTGAGGTTGCCGGAGATGAAGCCCCGGATGCTGTGGTTCTGCCAGTCGGTGGCCTTGGCGATCTCAGCCATCGTCGCTCCGTCCTTGCGTTGGAGGAGGCCCAGGACGATCTGCTTCTTGCTGCCCTCGCGCGGGGTGGCGGCTGCGTCCTTGGCTTTGGGCGTCTTCTTGGCGGCGGGGGCGGGCTTCGCGTCCTTCTTGCTGGCCTTCTTGCTGGCGGCGGGCTTCGCGTCCTTTTTGGCGGCGGGCTTGCTGGCGGTCTTCTTGGCCTTGGGCGCGCCCTTCTTCTTGCTGGCCTTGCCCTTCGTGGTGGCCTGCTCCGGCGCGGTGGTCGCGCCCTGTTCCGCAACGGCGGCGGCTTCGGTGGTCGTGGTGACGTCTGCGTTGGTTTTCATCTGGTGCTTATCCTTTCGGCGGTTGATCCGCGCATGACGATTCATCACTCCGGTCAAGTCGGAAGTAAAGCGGGAAGTTCAGGAATATTCGCATGGCGGTTCTAACCCAGCGGGCGTACGCGCGGAAGCGCGGGACAGCCCTCTCCACCGTCCAGAGGGCCATCTCCTCCGGCCGGATTACGACCTTACCGGATGGCCGGATTGATTCGGACCAGGCAGACCAGGAGTGGGCGGCAAATACCAAGACGCGCGGCCCGGTCGTGCGCCACCAGCCGGAGGACGACCAGGAGGCATTCGGCGCGGCGCAGTACACCAAGGCGCGGGCCGTCCGCGAGCACTACCAGGCGCGGCTGGCGAAGATCGAGTACGAGGAGAAGGTCGGGAGTCTCGTCTCCAAGGACGAGGTGAAGATCGCGCAGTTCAACATCGACCGGCAGCGCCGGGACGCGATGCTCAATCTCGCGGATCGGGTGTGCGCGGGCATCGCGGCCGAGATCAAGGACTTGCTGATCGCGGCTGGCCTGCCCCCGGAGCGCGCCGACAAGATGGACATGGCGCGCGTCCACGAGATCCTGAGCATCGAGATCCGCAAGGGTTTGAATGATTACGCAGACTCCCTCGCCAACTGAATCGGTACTTCGCGCGGCGGCGGCGGCAGGCGCGCGACCGGACCCTCTGCTTACGATCTCGCAGTGGGCCGACAGGTACCGGACGCTCTCGCAACGCGCGTCGTCCGAACCCGGCCAGTGGCGCACCGACCGGACGCCGTACCTGCGCGAGATCATGGACTGCCTCTCGCCCATGTCGCTGATCGAGCGCACGGTCTTCATGAAAGGCGCGCAGATCGGCGGGACGGAGTGCGGCAACAACTGGATCGGGTACGTGATCCACCAGGCGCCAGGCCCGATGATGGCGGTCCAGCCCACCGTCGAGATGGCCAAGCGCAACTCGAAGCAGAGGGTCGATCCTCTGATCGAGGAGTCGGAGGTGCTCCGGAAGCTCGTTCACGATCCCCGTTCACGCGACTCCGGCAACACTGTTCTGGCGAAGGAGTTTCCGGGTGGCGTGCTCGTGATGACCGGCGCCAACTCTGCGGTCGGCCTGCGGTCGATGGCCGCGCGGTATCTGTTCCTGGACGAGATCGACGGGTATCCCGGCGATGTGGACGGCGAGGGCGACCCAATCAATCTGGCTCTGGCGCGCACCAGGACGTTCGCGCGCCGCAAAGTGTTCCTCGTCTCGACGCCGAAGATCACCGGCATGTCGCGGATCGAGGCGGCGTTCGAAGAGAGCGACAAGCGTTACTATCACGTCCCGTGCCCGACCTGCCGCGAGATGCAGGTGCTCAAGTTCCCGCAGTTGCGGTGGCCCAAGGGCGAACCGGAGAAGGCGCTTTACGTTTGCGAGCATTGCGGCCAGCAGATTCACAACCACCAGAAGCAGTGGATGCTCCCTCGCGGGGGCTGGCGCGCGACCGCGAAGGGCGATGGCAAGACGGCCGGCTTTCACCTGTCCAGCCTCTACTCCCCGGTCGGTTGGTTCTCGTGGGGAGAAGCCGCCAAGCAGTTCGAGCAGGCGCAGAAGAACCCGTCGCTCCTCCAGGTCTTCGTGAACACCGTGCTGGGCGATACGTGGACGCTGCTGGGCGAGGCTCCGGACTGGAAGAAGTTGTACGACCGGCGCGAGCAGTACAAGATCGGCCTGGTGCCGCGCGGCGGCATCTTCATCACGGCTGGCGCGGACGTTCAGCGGGATCGTATCGAGGTCGAAGTCGTGGCATGGGGCAGGGCCAAGGTCTCCTGGTCCATCGATTACCGGGTCTTCGAGGGCGACACCGCGCGCACGCAGGTCTGGGAGAAGTTGACCGGCCTGCTCAACGAGACGTTCACAACGACGAACGGCTTGGAGTTGCCGATCATCCAGATGGCAGTGGACTCCGGTTACGCGACCAACGAGGTGTACGAATGGGCGCGGCGGCAGGGCAATCGCGTGCTCGTGGTCAAGGGAGACTCGCGCGCTCCGGCGATCATCGGGTCTGCTTCCCCGATAGAAGTTGGACCCCTCGGCGTAAAATTAAAGCGAGGTGTGAAGGTTTGGCCGGTCAACTCCGGCATGGCCAAGGAGGAGTTGTACCGTTGGCTCCGGCTGGAACGCCCCACCGACGAGGATCTCGCACAGGGAATCCCGTTCCCTCCTGGGTACTGCCACTTCCCGCGATACAGCGAGGAGTACTTCAAGCAGATCACCGCTGAGCAGTTGGTGGCGAAGCTTGTCAAGGGCTACCGCAAACTGGAGTGGCAGAAGATGCGCGAGCGCAACGAGGCGCTGGACTGCCGGGTGTACGCACGTGCGGCGGCGGCGCGCGTTGGCTTGGATCGCTTCCAGGAGAAACACTGGCGCGTGGTCGCGGAACGCATGGGAGTTCCTGTGTCGCCCGCGCCGAAGCCGACGCAACAGCAGCAGGTGCCGCAGCAGCCGCAGGCACCGGCGCAGCCACGGCGCGGCCGGCGGGTAAGCGGAAGGTTTGGGGGATGAGCGATGGCAGACGTATTTGACAACCAGCAGGTTCAGGACTCTCTGAATCGGATCGCCTCGCCCGAGAAGCGCGTCGTCGCTCCGGACGGGCGCGCGGTGGAGTTCCGCTCTACTGATGAGGAGATCAAGGCGCAGAACTACATGGTCAACGCAAATCGGTCGAGGTCGGGGACTCGCCGCCGCCAGACTCGCCTGATGTCGAGCAAGGGCTTTTAACCGTGTTCAAACTTTCCAGTTTTCTGACCCGCTTCAAGCGGGGCGGGACGGCTGCGCCCGGAGGCGCGCCCGCCCGCCGCGCGAGTTCTGCACCGTACGAGGCGGCGACCACGGGCCGGAGGCTGGGGTCGTGGGCGACGACCCGCGATGCGGTCAACTCCGTCTGGTATCAGAGCGCGGACCAGTTGGTGGCGCGCTCGCGGGACCTCGCGCGGAAGGACGGCTGGGCAGGCAAAGCGATCGACGAGTGGGTGTGCAACGCCATCGGCAACGGGATCAAGCCGCAGTCCCTCCATCCCGACCAGGCCACCAAGGAGAAGGTCCAGAAGCTCTGGTCGCAGTTCGCGAACGAGTGCGATGCGGCCGGCGTGACGGACTTCTACGGCCTCGAAGCTCTCGCGTTCCGCTCGATGGTGGAAGGCGGCGAGTCCTTCGTGCGAAAGCATCTTCGGACGATGGACTGGGGCTTGACCGTCCCGCTCCAACTCCAGTTGATGGAGGCAGAGCAGTTGCCGTTCTACCTCGCGCGTCCGACCCCGGAGACGCCGCAAGGGAACGTCGTGCGCGCGTCCATCGAGTTCGATCCGGATGGTCGGCACACGGCTTACTACTTTTACAAGCAGCATCCTGGCGAGCGGTTGTTCTTCCCGAACTACCTTGACCTGCTGCGGATTCCCGCCGCCGAGGTCATGCACCTGTTTCGTCCGATGCGCCCCGGACAACTCCGCGGCATCCCGTGGCTGGCCAACGCTCTCGTGCGGCTGTGGGAGTTGGACCAGTACGACGACGCCGAACTGCTCCGGAAGAAGTTCGCCGCCATGATGATGGCGTTCATCATCCGGCAGAATCCGGAGGACCCGTTCTTCGGCAACGAGCAGACGACCGCCGAGGCCACACCAGCCGGAGGCGCCACGCCGGATGCCGAGGCCGGTGTCCAGGTGGCGCAACTGGAAGCCGGGACGATGATGGATCTCGAACCCGGCGAGGACGTGAAGTTCACCGATCCCGCCGATGTGGGCGGCAACTATGAGGCGTTCGAACGCCAGACGTTGCTCCGGATCGGCGCGGGCTTGGGCATGCCGTACGACATGCTGACCGGCGACCTGTCGCAGACGAGCTATAGCTCGATCCGCGCGGGCATCTTGTCGTTCCGGAGGCTGTGCGAGCAGATCCAGTACGGCGTGTTTATCTTCCAGTTCTGCCGCCCGGTGTGGCAGTCGTTCATCGAGGCTGCGGTGCTCGCGGGCGAGTTGAGCGCGCGAGACTACCAGGCCAACCGCGCCGACTATCTCGCGGTCGAGTGGCACACGCCGAAGTGGGCTTGGGTCGATCCGGAGAAGGACGTCAAGGGCGAGATCCTGGCGATCCGTGCGGGCCTCAAGTCGCGCAGCATGTCCATCAACGAGGCGGGCATGGACGAGGAGGACGTGGACCGGCAGATCGCGAAGGACAATGAGCGCGCCGATGAGTTGGAACTGATCCTCGACTCCGATCCGCGCAGGACCGATATGCGCGGCGCGGAAAAGGTGGAGGCGACCAGCCCGGACGACGTTGGCGATACGGGTGGGACGGGCGGCGCGCCTGCCAAACCGAAGGCTCCGGCCAAGCCGCCGGCGAAGCCGCCCGCCAAGAAGCGCACCAGAAAGGAGTCTGGCAAGTGAAGCAAACCTATCTGCCGCACCTCGCGGCGCGCGTCTTCGGCGTCCCGCTGATGGTCCAGATCGACAAGTTGATGGTGATCCTGGACGCCATTGGCCCGCGCATCGGATTGCGCGAGCACGTCGTGGTCGAGGGCCTGCCCGTCGTCGTAACACGGCCCGCAGCGGACGACCAGGACGAGGAAGACGACATGCCGATGGCTGGCCGGAAGCCGTACCCGGTGAGTCCGGACGGCATCGCGGTCATCACCATCTCCGGCACGCTGGTCAAGAAGGCGTCCTGGATGGACGCCGAATCCGGCCTCCAGTCTTACGAAACGATCCGGGGCCAGATCGCGGACGCCCGCGACGACCCTGGCATCCGTGGCCTGCTCCTGGACGTGGACTCGCCTGGCGGTGAGGTGGGCGGGCTGTTCGATCTCGCGGACGAGGTGTACGCACTCCGCGAGTCGAAGCCGTGTTACGCCATCGCCAACGACGAGGCGTTCTCTGCTGCGTACGCCCTGGCGTCGAGCGCGCAACGCCTGTTCGTCACCAGGACGGGCGGCGTCGGCAGCGTCGGCGTGATCGCGGTCCACATGGACCAGTCCGGATGGGACGAGAAGATGGGCCGCAAGTACACGGCCATCTATGCGGGCGCGCGGAAGAACGACTTCTCGACGCACCAGCCGTTGTCGGACGGTGCCCGCGAGAACCTCCAGGGAGAGGTGGACCGGCTCTACGAGATGTTCGTGGCGTCGGTGTCGCGCAATCGAAATCTCGCACCCGCGCTCGTTCGCAAGACCGACGCTGGCCTGTACTGGGGTGAGAAAGCCATCAGCGCAGGACTCGCGGACCAGATCGGAAGTTTTGACGATGCGCTCGCCGCAGTAACGCAGGCGTCCCGCGCGTCGAGGCAAGCTCGCGCAACGGCGTCTGCCGCGGCGCAAATCGAAGCACAAGGAGACGAACCTATGGCTCAACCTATCGAAACGAAACCGGCAGACGCTCCGGCTCCCGCCGCCGCGCCCGTCGAAACGAAATCTGCGGAGGCCCCGGCTCCGGCTGCTCCTGCCGCCGCGCCGCCCACCCCGCCCGCTCCGGAACCCGCTGCTGCTCCGGCTGCTGCTCCCGTCGTGGATGCCGCCGCAATCGAGGCCCGGATTCGCGCCGAGCACGAGGAGGTCGCCGCCCTCTGCACGCTGGCTGGCGAGCCCGGATTCCTCGCGGAAGCGATCTCGAAGCGCATGACGCCCCCGCAGGTTCGCGAAGCGTTGCTCGCGCGCAAGGCCGCGAAGTCGCAGGGCGCGCAGATCCATTCGCAGGTGGATGGCTCTCCGGTCGGCGCGGAGTCGCAGTTGAACGCCGCCGCCACCAACCTCGCGGCGCAGAAGCACATCACGTTCGCGCAGGCGTATTCGGAAGTGCTGAAGGCGAACCCGAACCTCTATACGCAGTACCTCGCTGAGAAGTCGGCCACGGTGAAGCCGAGCTAAGACAGGCGAGCCAATCAAAGAAAGGAGCACACAACGATGGCCTACGAAGTTGGAAACCATGCGATCTCTGTTCCGGCGAGCGCTGACCTCTCCGCGAAGCAGTTTTTGTTCGGCACGATTGACGCCTCCGGTCAGGTGGCGGTCACCGGCGCGGCGGCTGCTGCGGACGGGGTGATCGGGGACAAGCCCGCTGCGGCTGGCCGTCCGACCGCGCTCTATGCCACGCCTGGCATGGTCGTGAAAGTCATGTGCGGCGCGGCGGTCGCGGCTGGCGCGTTGCTCGAAGCGGACGCTGCTGGCAAGGCGGTGACGCAGGCGGCGGGGAAGATCGTCGCCAAGGCTCTGGCGGCTGGGTCCGGGGACGGGGCAATCATCCCGGCTCTGCTGATCCTTCAGCGGTAGTCAGAAAAGCGGCGGCAAAAGAAGCTCCGGCCTTCGGGCGCGGGGCTTTTTTTGTGCCCAAACAACGAGAGGAGATCAAACGATATGTACACGCCGACTCCCGGTGATGTTCATGTGAATACGCCGCTGACGCAGATCAGCATCGCGTACCTTCAGAACCAGGACCAGTTCGTCGCGGCCCAGATGTGCCCCGTGATTCCGGTCAGCAAGCAGAGCGACCGGTACTACACGTACAACCGTGGCGACTTCTTCCGCGACCAGATGCAGAAGCGCGCTCCCGGCACTCCCGCCGCGAGCGTCGGGTATCGGGTGGACAACACGCCGACCTACTTCTGCGACGTGTGGGCCGAGTCGAAATCCATTCCGGACCAGTTGCGCGGCAACGCCGATGCGGTCATGAACCTGGATCGCGACACGACGGAGTTCCTGACGCAGCAGGCGTTGATCCGGCGCGAGAAAATCTTCGCCGCCAACCTGTTCGCGGCGGGCAAGTGGGCCACCGACGTGGCGGGCAAAGCCGCCGCGCCCGGTGCCGGCGAGTTCCTCCAGTGGAACGACGGCGCCTCGACGCCGATCGAGGACATTCGCGCGGGCAAACTGGCCATCAAGCAGGCGACGGGATACCCGGCCAACACGCTGGTCATCTCCGAACCCGTGTGGCTGAAGCTCGTGGACCATCCCGATCTGGTGGACCGCGTGAAGTACGGCCAGACCAACGGCGGTCCCGCGCGCATCACGCGCGAGGCGCTGGCTGCGCTCCTGGAGATCGACCGCATCCTCGTGATGGGGTCCATCGAGAATACGGCCGGCGAGGGCCTGGCCGCTTCGCATTCCTTCATCGGCGGCAAGAACGCCCTGCTGTGCCACGTGGCCTCCAGCCCCGGCCTGCTTACGCCGTCTGCTGCGTACACCTTCGGGTGGACCGGCTACCTCGGCGCGGGCAACGAGGGGAACCGGATCAAGCGGTACCGCTGGGAGATCATCGCGGGCGACATCGTGGAGATCGAGATGTCCTTCGACATCAAACTGATCGCTACGGAACTCGGGTACTTCTTCAAGGACGCCACCGCTTAAGCGGGAGGAGGTGCTTGATGGCTTACCGATCTCTGCCCAAGTTCAACCCGGAAGCCCGGTTCATCGCGAACCGGGCCTTCCTCTACAACGGCCACACGCTCCAGCCCGGAGATGCGGTCGAAGGCATTCCGGAACGCCGCCTGCGGCAGTTGTTCGAGAAGCGCGATGTTGCGGTCGCGCCCGCCGCAGCGCAGCACAAAGAGGCGGCTGTCGCCGCCAGGAAGGGGAAAAGGTAAATGTCGAAACAGGTTCAGACGATCCAGCAGATCACGCAGTACGGGCGGTTGAAGCTCGGGCACATCCCGCTCGACCTCACGACCGCCCGCATCATCTCCGCGAACGCGATTCAGAACACCACGGAGGGCGGCGTTCCGGACGGCGATACTGCTGGTCCCGCGCTCGGGCGCGTCAACGGAGCGACCGACAAGGCGCTCCGATTGACCTGGGCGGCGACCCAGGTCAACGAGGTGCAGTTTGCTCCGGTCGCGCTTCCTCCCGATCTCGACCCGGCTGCGGGCATGGAGATCCACCTCCTAGCAGCGAAGAACGCGAATGCCAACACGTTCAACATCGCGGTCGCGGCCTTCTTCGGCGTGGGCGATGCGAACGCCGGTGGAAACACCGACAACATCGCGCAGGCGCTCGCGGAGTACAAGGTGACGCTTGCCGCCGCCGATGTTCCCGCGCCGCCCAACGTGCTCAACGTCTCCCTCACTCCCGCTGCCCACGCTGGCGATGCGCTCTACGTCAACGCCGCGTGGATTCAGTACACCAGGAAGGCGTAACCCGATGGCGGCAGATCCGTTTGCCGTGCTCAACAAGGCGTGTCTCAAATCCTTCGGTACGGCGGTGTCCTATCAGCAGGACACCGCCGCGCCGTTCTCCGTCAAGGGAATCGTGATGAAGGACTCCGACGAGGAGCGTCATCGCGAGGGATTGTACGCACGCCTCTTTGTCGCTCTGGCCGACTTCGCGACTCCTCCGGACCACGGGGACGTGGCGATCATCGACGGGGTGACGTACACCGTCTTCGAAGTGCTGGCCGACGCGATGGGCGGCGCAACTCTCTCCCTGCGTGCGGCGGCGTGAGGCTCCTATGGCGTCCGTCCGAATCTATCAGAAGAAAGAGGCTCGTCTCGACCGGCTGAATATCAAGCAGGCGCAGATGTTCAAGATCGGCAACGTCGGCCTGGCGGCGGTCAAGAACCGTCTGGCGGCGGCGCAAGGGCCGACCGATGGACGGGCCAAGCCTCTCTCCCGCTACTACGCAATCCGCAAGACCAAGATGGGCAAGGGCAACCGCCGAAACCTGATGTTGACCGGCGACATGCTCCGGAACTTCCAGGTCCGGACGGTGAGCGAGAACAGGGCGAAGGCCAGCAACTCGACCCGCAAGGACCGCACCAAGGCATGGATCACGCAGAAGATCGAGCCTTGGGTGATCTTCTCCCCCAAGAACCGCGAGGTGGTTCACCAGACCGCGCAGAAGTTGCTCGCGGAAATCGCGCCGCGCCTCGTGATTGAGCGCAGCCTCGGCGGTAGACAGCAATGATCGACACCTCCGTTCTGGTAGATAATCTCGTCGCCACGCTGCGCGACATTCCCGATCTGGTCGAGGAGATGGGCGGCGATCCTGAGCGGATCTATGCGTACCACGACCAGTACCCGAAGAAGGTCAGCCTCACGCACGCCATCCACCAGATGCCCGCGCCGTCCCTCATGGCGGTGTGGCAGGGCACCGCGCCTGGCTCCTTCGCCGGCTTCGACGTTTGGAAGCATTCGGTCACTTTGTACGTCCGGGCGCGCGAGACGTTCGACGGCGACCCGCCGACTCCCTATTACCGGATCTTCCGGTTGATCACCAAGGGCGTCCCGACGCAGAGCGGGCAGGCGATGTTGAATACCGAGGTTCACCCCTCCTGCCACCCGATGGATCTGCCGTTGATCCAACGCCAGACGGATGCGGAGGGACTCGATTACTTCGAAGTACCGATGACGTTCACCGAGATTGGAGACGAGTGATGCCTGACAAAGTTTGGATGATGCCGCCTTTCGGAGTGGGCGAACCGAAGGAGGTCGATGCAACGCCCGACGTGCTCACGCCGCTCATGGTCGCTGGCTTTAGCCAGTGCGACCCGCCGGCCGCGAACGAGGAGGTAACGACCAATGTCCACGACTAGGCTGCAAGAGGTCCTGGTCTGCTTCGGGAAGAAGAAGCAGGCCGATATCGCGACGGCGCAGGTTGCCGCCGATATGTGGCGGTTCAGCAAGTTGAACGCCGCGCTCGCGAACCCGAAACTGGCGACCGAAAACGACGCTGAGGAGTACGGCAAGGGACACGAGTTCCCGACCGCCACGTACAAGACGGCGTGGGACGTGGGCGCCACGCTGGAGAAGTATCTCAGCGCGGAGATTGGCTCGTGGGCGGTGTGCTTCGCCTTGGGCAAGGTGGTGAAGTCTGGCGCGGTGAACTTCGTGTACACCTGCACGCCGCTCATGCCTGCGGCCGGCGATGCCGCGGAGTTGCCGTACCTCTCCTACGTCGAGCAGATCCGTCCCGGCGCGGGCGTCGTCCTCGACCGGCAGGCGGTCGGCCTGGCTGTCGAGGGCTTCCAGATCACCGTTGGCTCCGGTCCTGGCCGCGCCAACAGCAAGATCAGCGTCGAGTTGGTCGGGTCCGGAAAGGTCATCGACTCCGCGACCGGCATCACGATGCCCGCCGCGACCGCTGAGAAGCTCCTGCCCTCCGCTTCGTTGACCCTCTCGATCAACGGCATGGACTATGTAACCAACAAGAACATCGTCTCCCTGGAGACGGGCTGGAAGAACAACATCCGGATGGACGCGGGCTTCTTCCCCGGCTCCGGCTTCCAGACGGCGGGCGATGGCTCTACCGGCGCGATCCGCGGCAGGCTTGAGTTCGGTAATCGCGTCGGCAACCTGAAGTTCGTCGCGCGGTTCATGAACGGATCGGACGAGTACACGAAGCTCAAGGCGCAGACCACCGGCACGGCGGTCGTGACGCTGGCGTTCGACACCAACAACTCGCTTCAGTTGACGTGGCAGCAGGTCACCTATTCCGTGGTCGAGATCGCGGAGACGGACCAGATCCTCACGGTCGCGGTCGAGTGCCTGCCGATGTACCACGTCACCAACGGCATCCTGACGGCGGTCGGCAAGTGTGCAGTGGACAACATCTGCCAGTAAGGAACTCTCGATGGATATCAACGCTCCTGTTTTCGACGCCACCAGGCCGGTGGCGGTTCAACTCCGTGGCCCGGGCGGCACGAAGACCGTTCGGGTCCGTTTCCCGACCGACGACGAGTGGGCCGAAAGGCAGCGCCGCCGCAAGGTCATCGTGAAGCAACTCGGGCGCGGGATTTCTGAAACGACGATCCCGAACGGCGAGGATATCGACGCCGCGCTGCTGGCGAAGATCCGCACCGAGGAGGACCCCGAGGTCGATGCGTTCGAGGCGCAGAAGGTTATCGAGCAGTTGGCCACCTGCGACGTGGACGACGTGGTGCTCGCGGGCGACTCGTTCCGTGTTGTCCTGCGCGTCTTGGGCGGTACCGTCACGCACCTCCTGAAGATGCCCTCCGCGAAGGACGTGAACCAGTACCGGCGCGGGTTTGCGCGCGTGCTGGACCTGCCGTTCAACCGCCAGGAGTTGACCATCAACGTGCGCGCGGCTGGCGACCTGTACAAGGGGCTCTCCGACGCGACCGAGGGGTACGTCGGCGACGTGCCGGTCATCCACCAGGCCGTCGCGGTCAAAGCCGCCATCGACGCTCTCGACGCCTCCTTCCAGGAGGATCGGGACGCAAATTTTTAGCGGGGGAGTGGCCGGAGAATCCCTCCCTCCGCTACCTCGTCCATTGGGCACTCCGGCGCGATGAGTTGTGCGATCCGGGCCTGTGCCCGGACGCGCCGGATGGTGGCCGGTGCGACCACTGCCCCCAAGACCAACTCGATGCCGCGCAGACCTCCGAAGCCGGTCTGCTGATCCGACGCGCTCTCGATTTGCGCGCGGCATTGAACCTGGGAATCCAAGTTGGCTTGGACGATATCCCGGCCAACGAGTTCTACACGATGCTGATCCTGGACGACGAGCGGGACCAGTTGGATCGCGAGCGGACGAACACTCATGGCAAATAATAACCAGATCGAACTGGTCGTCACCGTCGAAGTGGATAAGGCGAACCAGTCCATCAAGAGCGTCAACGCGAACCTGAACAGCATCGAAACCGCCGCCACGAAGTCGGCGCGTGCCGCCTCGGGCGGTATCGATGGCATGACTGCTTCGATGGTCAAGGGCGCCACTGCTGGCAATCTGCTCGCGGACGCAATCAAGAAGGCCATCGAGTTCGCGAAGGAGTGGACCATCGAGGCGGCGAAAGAGGCGGCGCACGCCGACCGCGCCGTTGCTATCACGCGCACGCTGGCCAAGTCGCACGGCGAGGGCGCCGCCGCCGCGCAGAAGGCTATCGAGGCAATCCGCAACGTGGGCTTCGCGGCGGCAGACGCCACCACCAACGTCCAGAAGCTCATCATCGCGGATATCGGTCTGGACAAGGCCACGAGCCTCGCCAAGATCGCCAAGGACGCCGCCGCCGTCAACACCGAAGGGCTGGACGCCACCCAAGCCTTCGAGAAGCTCATGCTGGCGATCGAGACGGGCCAGACGCGCGGACTCCGGACGATGAGCCTCTTCCCCAAGATGGCCGAGGCGGAAGAGGTCGCGCGGTTGCAGGCGCAGTTGCACGGTAAGACGCTCTCCGACCTGGAGGTGAAACAGATCCGGTACAACGCCATCGTGGAGGCGTCGAAGACCATCCAGGGGTCCGCTGCGGAAGCCGCAGGGACGTACGACGGGCAGATGGCGAAGCTCTCCCGCGACATGAAGGATCTGAGGGAGGACGTGGGCAAGGCGTTTCAGGGCGAGTTGATCGCGGTCGTCGGCCTCCTGAAAGGCGCGGTGTCCTTTTTCAGCGAGCACACCGACGCCATCGAGAAGTTCGGCAAGGGCACGCTGGTCCTGGTGGGCATCATCGCCACGATCACGGCGGCGACCAAGGCGTGGGCGCTCGCGCAAGGCGCGCTCAACCTCGCGATGGCAGTCAACCCGGCCTTCCTGCTCGCTGGCGGCATCATCGGCGCGGGCGCGATTATCTACAAAGAGTATTCCGACATGAAGGAGGGGATGGATGCCCGCTACAAACAGATGGAGACGGACGCGCTCCGGAAGGACGTTGGCTCCGGCAAGGTCAAGATCGACGACCTCCGCAAGCGCGGTATGACGGACGACCAGATCCGCGAACTGATCTCCGGCCGGAAGCTCGCGCCTGGCGAGTCCTTCGAAGGGTTCGACACGGGCGTCAAACTCAAGATCGGCGGCGCGGGCCAGCCCGATCCGGAGGCCTTGAAGCTCGCCATCGAGGTTCAGAAGCGGCAGAGGGAGAACGAGCAGTACTTCAAAGACCAGTCCATCGCCGCCACTGGCGCGGGCAAGACCGGGTACGCGAAGGACGTTGCGGACATGAACGCGGAGATCTCCCGGCGTACGCACTATACGGATGACAGGGGGACGCACACCGTTGCCCTCACTAAGTCGGCGTGGTCCTCCATCATCGACACGATGCAGAAGAAGCTCCAGGCGTTTAAGGATCACTTTGCGCTGGAGAACAAGAAGTCCCTCGCGGATTACCTCAAGGACGAGGACGAGAAGCACCAGAAGGAGATGGAGTTCGAGGCCAAGCGATACCAGGAGCGTCTCAAAAACGACGTGGATATCGCGGAGAAGAACCTCGAACATCTCCGGACGGTGTACGCCTTTGAGGAGCAGCGGGCGGGCTTCGAGCGGGACGCGCGTCTCCGGCAGGTTGAGGGTGTGGACGCAGTAACGCTTCAGCAGAAGATCGCGGTCGAGCAGCAGAAAGCGGCCATCGAGATCGACTATCTGCAAAAGGTCCACCAAGTGAAGCAGGCGCTTTACGACATGGACACGCGCCGGATGCTGCTGGAGGAGGAGTTGAACCTCACCCGGCTGAAGTATAAGGCCGACGAGATCAAGGTGCGGATCGAGGAACTGAAGGGGCAGCGCCAGGAGATCCGCGACCAGGGCGACGAGGCCAACGATGCCGCGATCCGCGCGGCCCGCGAGAACGCCGCTAACCGCACGACGCAGTTGGTGCGCGAGCACAACCGGCAGATCTTCGACTCGCTCAAGCAGCAGGCGGGTGGCGTGTTCGACGCGCTCCTCACCAAGTCGCAGTCGGTGTGGAAGGCCATCGGCAACTCGCTCAAGACCGCGCTCCTGACTGCCATCAAGGAGGTCGTCACCTCGCGGGTCGCGGCCACGCTGATGTACATGTTCACCGGCCAAAAGGTGACGTTCGCGGGCGGCGGCGCGGGGCCTGGCGGTAGCGGCGGGATGCTGGGCGGGCTGGGCGGCTTGCTGGGCATCGGGGCGGTGCCGGTGTTCGGCGGGACTGGCGGCGGGCCGATCCCTGGCGGCGCGGCGGGCGGTTGGGGCACGCCTCCATTCCTGCCGCAAGGCGGGGGCGGCGGTGGCGTTCCGAAGGGCGGCGGCGGTGCTGCGGCTGGTGGTGGCGGAGTCACGTCGAAGGCTGGCGTCGGCATCCTCGCCAACCTCAAGCAGAGCATCTCCGGCTGGAAGGACATGCTCACCAACCTCGGCAACATCGGCTTCAAGCCGGAGCGGTGGAGCATGGACGAGGCCGGGGACATGACCAAGATCGCCAATGCGAAGGGCATCGGCGGTATGAAGGGCGGCGCGATGCTGGCGGCGGGCGCGATGCTCGCTATGGACGGACTTCGGCGCGGCGGCAAGATCGGGGTCGCGGAGACAACCGGAGGTGGCGCGCTCATCGGCGCGAAGTTCGGAGGGCCTCTGGGCGCGGCCATCGGAGCGGTCGCCGGGTTCGCTGCCGGGATGGTGCGGCTGTTCATCAAAGGCGCGGTCGAGAAGGCCCGCCAGAAGATCAAGGACCTGTACGGGGTCGATATTCCCGACAAGGGAGTGCTCCAGCAGATCGTTGATACCGCGAAGCAATCGTACGGCGGCAACCTCGACATGGCGATCCGGACGCAGCAGATCCGCGACCTGATCCAGTTGTACGCCATGAGCACGGGGCAGGCGACCAAGGGGATGCCCGCCACGGTCCACCCGCTCGATCTCGTCCAGCAGGGTGGGTCGCTCTACCAGTCGCCGGGTTACTCCAACGGCGCATCGCTCCCTGGCATGGGCGGTCTGCCGACGCTCGACAGCATTGGCGGCGGCGTGGCCTCCGGCGCGGGGCCGGTGGTCATCCAACTCGACGGGCCTGCTACCACGAGCCTCCTGCGTGGCGAGGCTGTGAACGCCATCGCGAGCAATCCGCGCGTCGTCGCGGGCGCGTCCCTGAGTGCGGCGAAGTCGAACGCTGGCCGACGCGAGTTGACCAGCCTCCAACTCAGCCCCGGCCTGGTGACCTCGTAATGCCTGGCTCCGTTGCCAACGCCGCGCCGACCACGGTGCTGCCCAACTCCCTGTCTCGCGCGTTCACCCACACGCGCGAGTACCCGGTCATCGACAACGAGTACCGGAACGGCGAGTCGCAGCGGTCGGCGCAGGCGGCGTCCAGTCGCAAGAAGTGGAACCTCACGAAGCGGCTGACGCACTCGCAGTTGGCCGCGCTCCGGACGTTCTACGATGCGCGGAACGGCACCCACGAACCGTTCTACTTTTACGACCCTTACGAGACGAACCCGAAGTTCTCGTACGACCCGACCGGCGTGGCGGTGACCGGCAGGTACGTCGTCCGGTTCAACACCGACTGGAGCCAGTCCGTGAC